CCTGCGGGAGAGCGGCTGCGTCCTGAATGATGCCGTGCGGACGGCGGGACCAGACACCCCAGATCGCCGCTCCGATGGCAATTGCGGTCTCAGCCAAAGCCGTGATGGTTGCAGGGTCGGAGAGCGTCGCGGCGGTTTCCTTCGTGACAAACCCCCGCGTCGCGAGGGAACTGAACGTCAGCATCACGACGACGCGGATGGCCGATAGGATTTGCGGGTCCATGCTATGCTCCTATGGCTTGGGGATCAGCGGACGACCTTCGCCGTCACGGCCACGGGCTTACCGTTGACGATCGCGACGCCGGTCACGGTGCTGCCGACGGGTGCGATGACGGTCTTCGCCTTCGCCTTGGTGGGCAGGTCGGCGCTGTAGGCGGTCGAGCCCTTCACGGCCTTGCAGACGATGTCCGCGACGTTGCTCGCGGTCGCGATCCGGTTGCTGGTCGCGTTGAAGATGTTGGCGATTGTCGTCAGGGTCGGGAGAACGCCACAGGCAGCGAGGGCGTAACTGCGAACCTGCGCAGCGGTCGCTTCGGCTTCCGAGACGACGGAGGGCGCTGCGCTGCCAGCGGCAGCAGACAGATCGCCAGCGGTGATCGTGCCGGAGGTAGGGGCGAGCGTGGTGTTGCAGGCAGCGGTAGAGAGGGCACCGGCAAGCGCCAGCGCCGCGGGAATTGCGCGGTTCATGGTGGATCTCGATTTTGAGAGGTTGCCGGGTTCCGCCGCGGCTCGGATCATTTGACCGGAATTTGATCGAGTGTAGCGATATGGCGCTAGAAGCCGCCATTCATCGCATAAACCGTAGCGACATGTCGTTCTATCGCTTGACGCATCGTAGCGATGTGTTACAAAGGGTCATCGAACGACGGAGACGCACCGATGACCACCTACGCAGACCTCACCGCCTTCTTCGGCCCCGAGATCGCCACCGACATGGTCGCCGCACCGACCTACTCGCAGATGAGCCGCCCTTACGAGACCGTCGAACCGCACCCTTACAGCCAGGAGGCCGCAGACCGCCGCAAGCTCACCGCTTTCATGCTCGACATTCGCGAGGCAAAGCGCATTGAGGATCGCCGCGCCATTGAGGCGTGGGCACCCCGCCGCCGCTAAGAACTGGCCCTCCGGGGCCTTTTCCTTTTGGAGGGTAAGATGCGGTTAGTTCGCTACCACTACGTAGAAATTTCGCCAGTTTGGACCAGCACGCTAGACCCTGACTGGCCTTTTCGCCTGAAGTGCCACCTATGCCGAGATCGCAAAGTGGCCTGCCGTTCATTCGCAACAATGGGCCGTCCATGACCGCCGAAGAGTACCGCGCCGCCATCAGGGCACTAGGGCTCAATCAGACGACCGCAGGGACGTTTCTCGGCGTGAACCCTGTCACTTCTCGTCGCCGAGCCCTGGGGGCTGTGAAGGTGCCTCCAGAAGCCGCGATGCTGTTGCGGCTTATGCTGGCGATGAAGCTAACGCCTGCTAAGGTGGAGGAGTGGCTGAAGGATGCGCGCTAGGCCGCCACCTTCACGGCATCGATCAGAGCCCAGCAAGCGGGGCCACAGATCCCATCCGGCACCAGCCCATGCGCCCGCTGGTAGGCCCGCAGGGCGGCCTCAGTGGCGGGGCCGAATGTCCCATCCGCATCTAGGTTGAGATAGACCTGAAGCACCCGGACATCATGACCCTTGGCGCCTCGGCGTAGGGTTGGGCGGGACTGCGCATCCTTCGCCGGGATGAGCGGTCGGACAATGCCGCCATTTCGGATCGCATCGACGCGCAACCGGAAGGCGTTCATGTCGAACGACGGGTCGATCTTTCGGCCCTTCGGAGTGCAATACTCCTTGTGGCCCATGCACATGACCGTCGGCAGCTTGCCGTAGTCCAGTAGCGCGGCCACGCCCATCGCAAGGAACTGGACCTGAGCCTCGGGCCACGGCTCGCCGACGCCATCGTTCTCGCACTCGATGCCGATGGTGTTGCTGTTGCCGTTGGTGACACCGTGCCAACTGCCGGCGCCTGCATGGTTGGCCCGGCCCGCAGCGACCGCGTAGAATGCCCCGTCACGAGCCTGGAGCAAATTACACAAAGGCCCGGAGAGGTCGCTCCGGCCATCCGTCACGACTTTAAGGCTTGGCGCATTCTTGTCGCGCTGCGTCGAGGCAGTATGATGGATCATCACGCCCTTGAACTCGCCGAAGGTCGCGCGACCGCGGGTTTCCCAGCCATCGCGGGGGGCCACCTTGCAGCCGCCACGCAGCAGCGCGTTCGGCATCCAGAGAAGGTTCGGCATCAGTCGCCCTCCCCCACCGCGGTTCTGTCGGATCGGCGCTTTGGCATGCGGGGCTTGCGATCGCCCTGGACGCCACCGAGGACCGCCGGGAGGTCTTGGTCCGCGGTGATCTCGTGATCGGCTAACGGCTCGCAGTCGCACAGGCAGCCGTCCGCGTGCTCGTGCTCATCGTGCTCGGGCATGGAAAATCTTTCGGTGAGGTGCTAGATTGAGCGGATCAGTGCGGCAGCGCGGAAAGCAGACGCGCCGAGTGAGTCGGTATCGCCCACGAAAGTGGGAGGAGAGAGAGGGTGCAACTCCCTCGCGCCGGGCTAAAGAGCCGGAAGTCGGAGTAGCGCCCGGCCCGCACTGACTACAGATCGCCCGGCTGGATCACGTACCGCTTCTGCGGCGTGGTGTGCGGGTTGCCGGGGTAAAACGGCACGGACGACAGGTCGCCGTAGTCACCCCGCAGGAATATGCCCTGCTCCATCACTCGGCGTTTGCGCAGGCCTTCCTTTTCCTCGCCGGCCGAGTTGCACCGGCATTCGGGGAAGTAGGCGGCGGCACCGTCAAAATCGCCCGCGTTGATGAGGCTCATCATGTGCGTCCAGCCAGGACGGCCTTGCGCGTCGTGCTTGTTCCCGTTCTGATAGTAGAGGTCGAACAGGGCGTCGAACTGCTGCTGCGACACCGGCACCTTGATCGCACGGTTGACGATGGTCTCACGGGCCGCCACGTCCCGCTTCAGGCGCGCGAACGCTTCCTTGAAGGTCACGGTGTCGCCGGGCTCAAGGTTCGGATCATTGGACCCAAAACCCACTGACATGTGAGCACCATCCTCGTAGGCGACCGTCACCAGCGCCTCACGGCAGGCGAGGAACAGGACGCCATTGCGGCTGAACGTGAGGGCCATGGCGTCCACCTCGCTCAGTTGCCAGACGCGGTGAACTCGACCAGCCCAGCCGCGATCTGATCGATCTTGGCGAGGTTGGCCTGCTTCTCCGCCTCGGCGGCCTGCTTGTCCTCCATGGACTGCGCAGCGCGGCCACGGGCCTCGGCGTCGGAAACGGCCTTGCGAGCCGCGGCCAACTGCTCGCCGAGCTGCGTGGTGCGGGCGTTCACCTGGGTCTCAAGAGCCTCAAGGCGGGCAAGCACTTCGTTGGTCGTGTCGGACATCATGATCTCCATTCGGGTGAGTTGGGCTTGGATGGCGCGAAGGGTGTCGTTTCCGCGCCGGCATCGGCCCGCGATCTTCCGCAGGCGCGAGAGGATGAGGCAGAGCATCAGCGCCAACGCGGCCGAGCGCAGACGAGCGACGGGATGCCCTCGACATCGACGGCCACGCAGACCGGGCGATGCCGCGCGGCCATGGCGGGAGAGGCCAGCGCGCAGAGAAGCGCGACGACCGTGAGAACACGAGCCATTGTCGTTTTCCGGAGGTTGAGGAGTATCAGAGACTCGGGCCGGGAGGCGCGGCGAGAAACTAAATGGCAGCAGATTTAGAAGTTGCGCGACACTTCACGCCAAGTCGATCCATCAAGGATAAAGTCCAAGACCGCGCCTGCCGGGGGTGTCACGCTGACACCACCTCTCATGATTAAGCTGGAGTTATGCTGAATTGTCGTGAAGCCGTCTTTGACAACAAGCGTGAACCTCTGCACACCATTGCCGCTGGTGAAATTGGTAATCGTGGTAGCGGCAGTGTTTGACGTCGCAAAAGCCCCAAACACGTCGTTCCCGACAGACGGAGTTGCTGCGTTGGCCGCAAACGGGATGACGGCAGCCGGAAGAATTCCCTTGAAGGAATTGTAGAGCCCGGCATCCGGCAAAACGAGAACGGCGCTGCCGCCAGAACCGGTCGCCGCGTCAATATCGTGTATCCTATTGCGAGATGAGCCCGACCCAAGCGTTACGATATTTCCACCGGCGAACGGACCAAAGCTTTGAACATCGTGGATGTCGTTTCCGTTAGAGTTGAACACTCCGATGCCGTTACAGGCACCGGTCCCCGTGGTCGAACTGTCTACGAAAAGAATATCGCTGATCCGGCAGGCATTGCAGTTGGTGAGGTTGATGCCTGTCCAAGCCTGAGTTGAATTTGTCAGCTTATAAAGCTCAAGATTACTCAGGTGAGCGCTATGCTTGGCGTATAGATCGATTGCAATTCGATCGGCATTGATGTGGCCGCCCGAGATGCCGTTGCCGGCGTGTGCAATCGCAGTTGAGTGGTAAATGCCTCGATCTACATTGACGATCTCAAAATCGTAGACGTTGAACCCCTCATCGATCGTATCAGCGGCCGGCGCCGGCCCTCCGCCAAGAACGACGCCCTCGGTCGAATAGTAGACTTTAAAGCGACTGATTGAGATCCCGGTGCAGTTTACCCCGATGATCGCATTCTTCATCAAGCGGCTCTTCCCGGTGCCGCGAGCGCCGGTAAGATGGAGGTCTCCAAGCTTCGCATTCCAAGCCTGAGACAGCGAGATCGAAGAGCCCCAGGCGTGGTTGAAGATGTCGATCCCGAGTGTTGCGAAGTCGAAGATCCGCACGGTTGGGAACGTGCCGGACGTTGTGGCCGGGTAACTGATCGACAGCGCGCGACCACTGCCGGTCGTGCTCGCGTTGGCCATGGAGAAGCCATTGACGGTGATCTGTTTGAGCGCATCAGTCTGGGTCAGAACGATGCCATCTTGGTCACTATCGAGATATAGCTGAGAATTTGCTGTCCCGCACCCTGAAAGCTGAAAACCACGGCTGATCGTCTTCGCTGCAATTGGATTATAATAAAAGAACCCTGGCGGGATTAGGGCCTGCCGAACAGACGTATCATCGAAAATAGTGTTAAGCGCATTTGTGTTGATGGTTTTTTGCGCGGATGAGTTCACGTCACCAATGCATCCGAGATGGGTCAGGGACAGAACGCCTGTCGCCTTGAGCATTGACGTGACGCGAGCGACGGCCGGGAGCTTGATGGACGTGAAAGCCGTGGCCTCAGCGTCACTCGCTCCAGCCAACACGTCGGGAAGCGAGGCCGGCGCCCCTCCGGTCGGCGTAACGGTCGTTAGACCCGCGTCGAACGCAATCTGATCCGTAGCGGCGAGCTGCTGATAGCCCCCTGGAAGCGCGAAGAGAGGCTTGCGCTGTGCCATGACTACGCAATCCCCACGAACGGAGCGGGCTGAATGTCAATGGAGGTCGCAGAGATCGCCGTGCCGACGTACTGCTGCGTCTGGCCTGCGGTCGTAGGCGGAGTAAGCGTGATGCCGCCTGGCGTTGTTGCGAGGTAGTAGTCAGCACCCGGCGTGAGGCCGGTTTGGCTGGTGTTAAGTCCGTTTCGATAGACGGCCGCAGTGGCGCCGGAAGCGACGGCGGAGAGGACAAAACCGCTCACCTTTTTGCCGCCTGACGCCACCGATCCGTCAGCGTTGCGGGCGTTCGTAGCGCCCGCGTTGGTGAAGAGGTTCACGACAGCGCCAGCGGCCAAGGACTCGCTCGCAGGAACGGACACGATATCCGCTCCGATGCCAGCCGGGAACAACGTGATGTCGAGCACGCCAGCGGCATTGGTCGAGATCACTTTTTCTGCGTTGCCGGCCCCACCGAGCGGCGTCGCGGCCACCTGCTGAAAGCCTCCGGGTACAGTCTGAGCGTAACGAGGTGCGGCCACGGCGTTTCTCCATGCAGAGAGACCCCGCCGAGGATCGGCAGGGTAGGTTAGTCGGATTGTTGAAGGGGTTAGGTCAGGCGATCCGGCATCAGGCCAGGATCACAAAGCTTTCGCGGTTCATATTGATACGCGTCGGCATAGAAGCGACGCCGATCTGCTGAACGAACCCAACAGTCGGGTAAATCTGCGTCGGGTTGCCATCCGTTCCAAGGTAGACGGGGCCAGGAACCCACGACCACGAAGGCTCATCAATTGGGCCAAAGTAGATGTATTGAACCGTCGCGCCCTGCACAGCAGCAGCCAGCGACAGACCTACGATCTTGCCGGCCTGAGAGACATCGCTGGACGATCCTACTGCAACCGTGCCGTCGCTTCGCGCGTACAGCACCTTATGGCCACCAAGGCTCTCCCCGGCCAAGGCGGAGGCCGCACCGACCGCTCCGCCGCCGCCGCCGCCCGATCCGATGGGTACTAGAAGCGGGGCGCTGGCGCCCGCCGTGTAGACCGGCACCAGAGCGCCATCAGGGGCGACCGGCGACTGCGCCAAGGCGCTGAGGTCGAAGTCTACCGCGTAGGCACCGCCGGCTTCACGCACCCGCGTGCCGACGCCGCTGCGAAGGTCTGTCGGAAACCGATGGAACGCTCTACCCGCGCCACTACTCATGTCGAAACTCCTAGTGTGGTGGTAGGCAGCACGGGAAGCGGCAACACAGGCCCGCCGCCGTCGAGGACGACGATCGTCTCACGCACGATCTCGTCGGTTCGGCCGGCGACGGTGGCGCTCACCAGCAGTAGGTACGAGCCGGAGCAGAGCCGCCCGACCATCTCCTGCGGGAAAGCGAACTCGGCGGCATGCTGGTTCGACAAGATGCGAAAGATGCCATCATTGGCCGGCGTGGTCTGCGCCGTCAGAACAGGACGGAGGCAGTCGAACCCAAACCACCGGCCATAGTCGCGGCCGAAGTGCCCCCGCCCGGTCGGGAACAAGCCCATGACGAGAGTAGCTTGCGAGAGATCCGCGGCCTCGCCTGTGCGAGGGTCAACGGACACGATCACGTCTCGCCACTGCCCGGCGCGCGAGATCGGCTGAAAACGGCGGAGGGGCATGGTTCAGAGCTTCAGGTAAGCTGTGGTCGCCGCGTAGGGCGGTAGCGTCGAGAACGGCGTGGCCGATCCCGTCGCCGTGATCGTCACCGTGCCGGACGGCGTATGGCCGCCTGCATTGTTCTCGAAGATCGTGTGACTGTGCGGCGAGGTCTCCACGCCTGTGCCCGTAGGTTGCGAGCCGGTGCCGGTGGCTGGGATCGCGAAAAACTGGACTGGTGTTGCCGTGCCCTGAAGGATCGTGAACGGAGATACCGCAAGATTGTGTAGGTGCTGTGCGTTCTCGTTGCTCGCGCTCGGGCTGTGGTTGTGATCGCCGATCGGGTTGCCGATAAACGCTGCGTTGTGGCCGTGCGACGGCATCTCCGCGATGGAGAGAGTGTGCGTCGTGGCGCCCCCCGTCGCGCCGACCGCGTAGGTGTCGCCCGAGCCGATCTCAAAAGCGTTCTGCAGGTTCGGCAGGGTGATCGTCTTGCCAGCCTGCCAATCGGCCTCAGCGCCGGAAGGGCTGCGACCGCCAGCGACGACGAGGTTCGGATCGGCGCCGTAGAGCGCTACGAAAAGGTCGTGGCAGTCGTCGTTGGCGCGCTCGCTCGCATCGACCGAGCCCGAGCCGATAGTGCCGCCGTTGGCACGGACATAGCCGGCGCGACGGCCTGAGCCGTAGAAGCGAACCACGGCAGCGGTCGGGATCTGCCGAAGCGGATCGAAGCCGTTGCCAGTCGCCGCAGCCACCTCACCAGGCAGCCCGGCGAAGAAATGGATCTGAGATCCGACAGCGTCCAGCACGCGCACGTCGTAGTCGCCAACCCCGGCATACATCACCGGCAGGCATCCATCGGCCGCCACAACGGGCGTCGGATGAATGCGCGTCGGGTCGAGATCCTTGGTCAGGAACAGCGACCGAGGCGTCGTGGTGCCGGTGTCGAAGGCGAAGAGCTGCGCGCCTTCCACGGGATAGAACCCCGAGAACACCGTCTGCGTGGATAGGGGGACGAGGGCCAAGGGCTATACTCATGGCTGGAGAGGCCGCAGGAAGCGGCTTCGGGATCGTGGCGAGGGCGGAGAGGCTTAGGGCTGGCCGAGACGACCTAGGCGAATGATCTGGTCCGCGTCAGCCACGTCCTGCGTCGCCCATGGCGGGATGTTGAAACGCTGCTCTGGCGTGAAGTTCATTCGCGCTTGGACGTTTCGCGCCTCCACCTCGCCAGCGCTGCGATGGTACTGATCGCGAGCCCATGCGGAGTGAGCAGCGGCTGCGTTCGGGTGCTGGGACAACATTGGCCGACCGGCTTGCTCCCAAGCCGTCGCGCCGTAGTTCCCCGGGTTGTCTCCAGCCGCAAAACCTTCCCGACCTGCCAGCGCGTGCTGAAGTTCGTGCAACGCCACGCTTCGCTGCGCTGTGTCGGTCGGACCCTGCGCATGGATAACGCCGTCGGCCGCTTCATATCGGCCCGACGTGACTGGTGCTTGCCGGATGCTCTGCTGCGTGTTGCTCCACAAAGACGGATAGGCCTCGGCCAGATCGTCATGGTGCAATTGGCTATACCCAGGTGGCGCGTTCCGTGCAGACGCGATCGTTGAGAGATCGTCGGGGATCTCGAATTTCCACTGGTTGTCAGCCCCTTTGAACCAACCCGTGGCGTCCCATATGTGCTCGCGACTGGCGCCGAATTTGTCGTGCAGTGTCTGAGCCTGCTTCAAAGCAGTCAGATCGGCCGTAGCAGCGTTCCGGCCACCGAACATTCCGATGGCGCCGGCCGGCTTAGAGAACGGCAGAGAACCTGTCATCGCCGTTCCGGCAAGATCAAACGCTTTGCCCACTGCCTCGTCCGATACCCGCCCATCCGCACCGTAGATCGAAGCCTCGCCGCGAGCCACTTGCCCCGGATAAGCCATCGCCCCGAGCGCGCTCAGCGCCATCTCCGGCATGGCAAGGGTCATGCGACCCTCATCCGTGCGCCCGAGCGGCAGCAAGCTAGAACGTTGCACCACCTCACCGGTCGGCGCGGATGTGACAACAGGCTGTCCCGTGATGGGATCAAGCACCGAGCGCCGCAGCGACGAGTAGGGCGTGCCAAGGGCGGCCAGAGGCTCCATTTACGATCCCTGATCGGCTGCGCTAAGGTTGCCGCCCTTCGGAGGGCTGACGATGCGGGTTGTGGTGGTTGTGGCGGCGCTGCTGGCGCTAAGCGGGTGTCAGGCGGCGCGCACGCGCGAGGCGGTTTCGACGGCGAAGCAGGCCGATACGGATTGTCAGTCGCGTTCGTTTAAAACTGCCGTTGCGTTAGCCGAATGTCGGAACGCTGCCATGCGATTGGCCGCCCCCGTCGCTGGCGACAGCATGGACCTCATCAACGTCGCTACGGCGCAGCGCATGGTCCTCGCCGAGAAAGTTGACAGGAAGCAGATCAGTCAATCAGAGGCTGATTTGGAGATGGCAAAAACCATGTCCGCGCTAAATTCCACGGAGCAAGGTCGGGAGCGGGCGCAGCGTCAAGACCGTGGGACTTCATGCACGACACGGCGCCAGTTCAACACGCTCGTGACCGATTGCAACTGAGCGTGCGTGACGGAGCCATCATCGCGCTTCTCGCCGCCACTTGGTTGTTGATGCCATTCCCATATGGGCTAGCGCTGTTCGTCCTGGGCGCGGCCCGGCATGGGGCCTTGAAGGCGCGGGAGGGCGCCCAGCACGTTCACATCCGGCGCTGAGGGCTGCGCGACCTTCGGGAGGTTGGACGACAGCCACTCCTCCGCGCCTCGCACGGCCCTCATAAACGCCGGCTGACGCGCGACCTGATCGGTGGCCTTGCGAACCACGTTCGGATCGGTCGAGGACAGCATCTCGCCGACGCGTTGGGCCACTCGCGCATCGACCTTAACGATGCCCTTTTTCGCAAGACCGCCTAGAATGGCGCCCATGCCGACGCTGCCGGCCGAGCCATCGCCGAAGGCATAGCCACCCGCCGCGCCTGCGCCACCGGCAAGCCCCATCTCGGCAAGCTGCCGAGCTGTGGTCGAGTTGCCAGTGACGGCGCGACCCGACATCGTCATCAGGTTCTCAATGCGCAGGAACGCTTCCAGCTTCGATGCCTTTTCAGTACCAAGGGCAATCTGGATGCGCTCACGCGCCTTGGGCGACGCGAACAGGGAATTAACCACATCGCGCCGGTCTGGCAGATTGCGCACTTGGTCAATCAGCTTGGTCGAGAAGCCATCCTGGAAGAGTGCTCGTTCCGCATCCGACATCTTGGCAAGCGCGCGGCGGGCGTCAGGCGAGGCCATCGAGGACGTAACGAACTTTTCGCCGGCCTCACTGGCGTTCTCTGCGCCGAACCATTTAGCTGCTCCTGCGCGCGCGTCGGCGAACGACGGGGCGGCTTCATCAAGGCGACCGACAAGTCCTTTCCGAAGAGCGTCGATGTCGCCGGCCTCGCTGTCCCGACCTGCTCGGCTTGCGACTTTCCATGCGTCATCAAGATTGCGCTTGACGTGATCCCAGAACTGAAGCGACGGCACAGCCTTGGTGCCGTCCTCCGCGGCCCGCAGTGCGAAGACGCCATCGGCTCCCCGAGCGAACGGATTTTGAGGGACAGGGAAGCCGTCAGCGACCGCGCGATTGGCGCCAGTCTTAGTTGCCTTTGCGATGGCCGTCTGAACAGCGGGAGCCGCAGTCAGCGCCGCAAGTCCGTCGTCCCAGATGCCGCCCGCGCCTTCGGCGTAGGCTTTCGCGTATGCGGGTCGGTTGGCCTTCCGCGCTGAAGCCTCAAGCCCTTCGCGAACAGCGGTTGTATCGCCCGTGGCGTTCGTGATGTTGCCGATGAAGTCGGCGACACGCTCAGCCTGCCCCTGATTGCGATCGGCAACCATGCCCTGCAAGGCGCCGCGGGCTTCTGGCGAGGTGTTGGCTGCCGAACGGGCAAGCGCACGGGTCGTCTCGCCACCTTCATCCAGCAGCGCGACAGGCTGTCCACCCTCACGGGCAGCAGCAAGCATGTGAGCGTCGTCCTGAGCGCCTGGCAGCGCCGCATCACGACGACCCGCGGCGGCGATCCGGCGAGCGGCCTCGGCCTCGGGATCAATCGCACCGCGAGCGATGCCAAGCGGGACGCCGGCCTTATCAGCGGCGAAGCGTCCAGCCGCACCGAGGCCAGTCAGGGCGGCAGACGATCCCGCGCCGAGAGCGCCGCCAAGACCCGCACCCGTGATCGCCTTGTTGGCCCGATCCCCGATGCCGTCACCCTGCCCAGCGCCGTAGAGCGCGCCGTAGCCAGCGCCAACCGCAGCCGCGCCCTTCAGGCCGGAGGACGCAAGCGCACCGCCCGGCAGGGCAAGGCCGCCCGCCATCTGCGCGCCGTAGCTCGTGACAGGCGCGCGCTCGTCATCGGTACGATTGATCGCGCGCTCATGGTCGAGCGCATCCTGATAAGACGAGGCCCCACCGGTCGCGTATCGGCCTGCCGCCGCGATGTCGTCCATGAACGGAACGGCACGAGCCAGTCCGCGGACTGCGGTGTCCGCCGTCGCGGTAAGGCCAGACTGCCCCTCACGGTCGGTCTGCGCCTGCCGCTCATATTCGGCGATACGCGCTGCGCGCTCGGGATCGTTGTCCACAGCCGGCAGACTGACGCGTACGCGACCGCGCTGCTGCGTCCCAGCGGGCGCCGCCTGCCCCGGCGTCAGGCGCGGCGCAGGCTCATCGTCCAGCACCTCAAAGCCCGGCGAAGGCTGGCCGACCATCGTTGGCGCCCCCTGGCCCGGCGCGGGCGGAATGAAGAACCCCGCCTCTGCCGCGCCAGCGACAGGCACATCGGGGTCGTCTAAAATCTCATAGCCTTGCGCAGATGCCTGCCGGGGCTGAGGGGCAGTAGCAGCCGGCGCATCGTCCAGCACCTCAAGACCGCCCCGTGCTGCAGGCTGCGTACCCGCGGAAGCATTGGATCCGAACGCCTTGAAGATCGCATTGGCATGCCCGTCACGATCGGCCCAGCCATGGGCGTACTGTGCGCCACGATCCGAGCCCTTGGGGCGCTCAAACCCGGTGACGAAGGCCGCCGCAGCCTCCGTGGGGGTCTTCGCTCTCATGAGCCCGTCGAGGGCGCCGCGATGGGTGTTGTTCAGCTCCCAATCGGCATAGCCGATCTGTGTGCGCAGATCGCGCGGGTGCATCTGGTTGGCCTGCGCGTAGCGGATCAGACCGCGAGCGCGATCCGCATTCCACTGGCCGATGCCGATGCTGTCTGATCCATCACGACCGTCGCCGGCATTTCGAGCGCCCGTGTTGAACCGGCTTTCGGCCGCAAAATTCCCGAGAATTCCGGCCGCCGCGATCGGGCTGTAGCCGTACTCTCCCGTGAGGATGTCGAAGCCTTCTTTTGCCTGATCCCTCATTCCGGCACCGCCTGCCCGTTTGTCTTGCGATAGATTTTGCCATCAGGAGCGCGGAAGCGCTTGCCCTCGGGCACGGCATCGAGGCTGGGGACGAGATTGGCACGCGGTGCTTCGGCCTGTGCCGGGGCTTGCGCGGAAGGCTGCTGTCCGCGTGCTGGGCGCTCCGGCGGCGTGTAGGGCATCACCTTGTTGCCGTCGCCGTAGGTCATGCGCGGTTGGTAAGAGCCGCCGCCCTCGCGGGCCATGCCCTCAGTCGCGAGACGACGAAGCTGCCGCTTCTGCTCAAGCACGGGTGCGGGGTCGCCAGGCTGCGGGAAATATTGCTTATCGGCAGCGTCGTACTCGCTCGCGCCGATGGCCGCGCCCGACTCCTTGCGAAGCTGTGCGGCGATCCAGTTGTCCTTGGCCGCCCTATAGCTCTTGAACTCGTCCGAGTTGGCGTAGGAACCGAGGCCGAACGGGGCCTTCGCAAGCCCCTGCTGAACGCGATCCGTGCCAAGGCGTTCGCGCTCCTGGATCAGGCTTTCGTTCTGGAACATGCGGTCGGCGAAGCCAGCCGACTTGCCTTGGTCGCCGTTGAACTTAGCATCGCCCGAAGCGTAGGGATTGACGCTCGCGCCACCCTTCGCGTCATTCTCCGCAGCCTTGACGGATGCGATGTAGGCCGGATCAGCCTTGCCGCCTGGGGTGGGGCGCAATGCGTTCGGGTTGTTCGGGTCAGGCTGGAACCCCTCGGGGTAGACCTTCGCGTTGGCAGCCCGCTCCTGAAGGCCAATCGCACGGTCTTTGTAAATCTGATCGAACTTCGTGCCTTCCTGCTGCGCACCGAACGATCGGTCGGCATTGTTCTGCGCACGCGTGCTTTCGGTCTTGCGGAAGTCGAAGTCGCGCTCGCTGGTCGTGCGCTGAAAGGCCCGGTCCTGATCCGCGGCCTGAAGGCGCGAGACCGTCAGGGCGCCGTTGATGTCGCCGATACCGACAAGCGCCTGTCCGAGCTTCGGCAGGAAGCCCGGTTCGCCTGGCGCGACGCCAAGACCCGAGAGCGCTTGCTTCCGCTGGTACTCGTCAAGACCGGTTTTATAGGCCTCGCCGAGATTAGAAAGCGCGCCGTAATATTCCCCGAACGACATGGTCGCTCCCTACGAGAACAATTTTGAAAGGCCGCCGGAACTGCCGAGGCTTCCAGAGAGAAGCTTGGCTCCGCCACCGAGCAGCCCTAGGAAATTGTCGCTTGCGGCTGTTTCGCTCTTCGCCAACTGGTTGTTGTTCCCAACATAGGCGTTCGTCGCGTTGCCGATCACGGCGGCGTTAGCGTTGCCCAGGTTCGTCAGGTTCGTAGCCTGCTGCCCGTAGATGCTCGCCTGCCCCGCGCCGAGGCCAGTTCCGAGCGACCCGAGCTGCGTGCCGTAGTTCTGTGAGGCGGTCGCCTGCGCACCGAGGCTAGAGGCTTGCCCACCGAGCGCTGTGCCGTAGGAGCTAGCGGCGTTGCCGAGGTTGGAGACGTACTGCTGATAGGATTGATCAGCGAGCCCCGTGGCGGTCTTGAGGATGTCGGCAGTGGCGTTGCCGCCCGCGAGGCCGCCACGGGCCGCTGCGGACCGCTGAACGGCATCCAGGGCCTGATCCTGCTGGTACTGGTAGCCCGGAGCCGACTGGAATGCCGCGGTGGCCGCAGCGCTGCCGGCGGCGCCGTTCGCGCCCGTCGCGTTCAGATAGGCGTCATAGGCGCTCTGGCCGCCCTGCGCCATGTGGTCGTAAAGGTTGCCCTGCTGATCCAGATAGCCCTGGGTCGCGCCGTACTGCCCGCCGATGTCGCTGCGAGCCTGCGCATACCCGGCGCCGAGCGCGGGCAGGGCCGAATTGGCTAAGATGTTGTTGGCGGTGCCGTAGTTGTCGCCCAGCGCCGTGTTGGCCTGGTTCATCCCCGTCTGGATGGCATAGGCGTTATTTTTTGCGGCCTTCGCCCCTGCAGCACCGGTCAAGGCGTCAAAAATGCCCATGGTTCAGCCTTTCAGGGCTGCGACGAGCGCAGCAAGGTAGCGGGCGACAGCGGCGTGATAATCGCGCCATGCCTTGTCATTGAGGGGAACGGAGGCCGGCGGCGGGACGGGCGGTGCGTAGAAATCGGCGGGGAATGCCATCAGGAACCTCGCCGTACCTTCACGTCAGGCAGGTCCATTCCGCGGAGCGAGAAGGCCACCGGGTCGGATACCTCGATGGCGACCCGCACGCCTTCTCGACGGGAGCGCCCGAGATCGCCGACCGCGACACGGTTGCCGTAGTTGCCAGGGCCACCGATGCGCCGGGCCAGCGGCTCAGCCCACGCGGCGCCGCCATCATGCGACCACGAGATCGAGCACATCGGATCGGTCTGGACCGGATCGGTGCCGGCCGGATCGCCCTGCCCTGTCGCGATGTCCACCGTGAGCGAGCCGATGCGGATGCGATCCGGGAAGTTGCGCAGCGGACCGCTCTCGATGCGGGCGACCAGCGGGCTTGCGCCCTCGCGCCGGCTGCGCTCGTTCAGCGCCACCACATCGCCCGTCACGATGTCGCCGAGCAGCCACTTCCCGAAGGCCTTGACGCTCGTCTCAGCCCGCCAGCGATCCAGGCTTGCCGAACACCGCTCGTGCCACTCACCGGTCGAGGTGTTGAATTCCCAAGTGAAGCCGGGTCCGGACAGCGACCAGATCGCGCTGCCACCGAAGGTATAGACGCAGGCCCGCATCACGTTCGGGCCGCTCGCCGTGGCGATGGATCGCTCTACGGCGCGAGTGGAAATCTTGGTCGGCTCATAGCCGTCCATCTTGCGCACCGTGCCGTCGGCCGCGACAAAGATCTGCGGGCCGTCCCACCCGTCTTCGAACCCGGCGACACACCAGGGGCCGAACAGACCAACCGGCAGCACCTGAGAGCGCGCAAACGGGAACGGGATGGCCGCCGTGTTGTCGAGCACTTCGATGGACGACGTACCCCAAGCCCAGATCTGCCCGCCCGAGGCGGTGACGCGGTAGAGCCCGTCCGGCTTGGCCTCGGCGACGGTGTAGCTCTGGTCGTTCAAGTCCAGCGTGTTGAGACCGGTGGCTCGGATCACGCCGCCCGAGTAGGAGAAGACGAAGTAGCCGTCCTGAAACGTGACCGAGTTCGGCACGCCGATGACGGCGCCGGGATAGTCGGTTGCGCCCGTCTGAGTGATGACGAACGGGCCGATCTCCGTCACCGCGACGATATCAGGGCCGGCGCTGTCGGCCGTCGAGGCGCGGTTGTTGCGCGCCATCGTAATGGGCCGCGCGCCATCAAGGCGGCCGACCGAGGCGATTGTGCCGCCGCTCGACAGCGTAAACAGGCTATCTTCTCGGGCGATGTAGAGCGTGCCGCCGACCAGCAGGCCGCCGCGCGGGCTCTCGCGGCCGGGCGAGGCGTAGACATCTAGCCCAGGTGCCGGGAACCACCGAACCTCAGTGCCTTCCTTCAGCGCCAGAGCGTTGATGAGACGGCCGGTGCCCTCGCCCGGAATGCCGCCCGGGGCGCTGGAGGTCGGGATCGGGAGGGGCGCCACTAGAAGAACTCAGGCCGCGCGGTCACGTTGACATTGGGCTGCGCGCGATAGCGGCGGAGCTTGGCGACGGCGCCCTGCTCACGCTGGCCGAGCAACACGGCTTCGTCCTGCGGCAGGTTGAAGTCGTCCGCGAGGCGCGACGCGACGATCGCCGATAGCGGATCCATGGCTGGGCCAGGAACCTCGTCGTCAAGCGAGAAATCGTAGATCTCATCGAGCGCGAGTTCGCCCAGAATGCCCGGCAACGCGGCAATGACGCGCGCTCTGGCCTCCGGCTCGGACGACTGCCCGAAGCCGACCTCGCCGAGGCGTACAAGGACGCGCCCGACGAGATCGTTCTTGGTGTAGACGGGCACGGATCAGCCCTTGCGCGGCCGACCGGGACCGCGGCGCTCGGCCTCGGGCTCTTCCACCACGTTCGCACCGTCCACGTCGGACGCCTGATCGGCCGGCACCATGCCGTCCTCAGTCGTGACGTGCTCCGGGGCGTACTTCATGCCCGAGCCCGGCGGGTAAGCAACCATGACAGAGCTGTCGATGCCGCTGTCCGGGCCCGGACCGACGCCGCCGGCCATGGTCAAGCCCTCGGCCGCCTTCTTGTCGCCCGAGAACCACGGGTTCTGGATGAGCTTGTCGTAGGTGGCGTCGTCCACCTCGACGGCCTTGCCGTGCTCGAAAGCGCGGCTGCCGACGCGGGTGGACTTCGGGTCGTCAGGCGTCATCGCCTTGTAGGTGATCTTCTTGGACATGGTCTGTCCTCCTCAGAGCGGATGCGGGTAGAAGTGGATCATCAGATCCACGAGGCCGGCAGTCGCGCCGCCCGAGACGAAGGCGAGCACCTGCGTGTCGGCGGTGACGTTGCCCTGCCCCGTGCTCGCAACGCCGGTCTTGAAGCCTGCGGTGCCCGGCGCGATGCCGGCGGAGGTGGCGAAAGCAGTCGGGACGGCGGTGGTGCCGATCGTCACGGACGGGGTGCCGCCAGTGAACGCGGACTCGACGTTGGCAACGACGGTCGTGACGAACGAGCCGGCCGGGATGACGCCGATCTCCACGCCACCAGCAGCGCTATCGCTGAAGGTGACGCGGCGCCGGAGCATGTGAAGAACCTGACTTTCGAGTTTGCGCGGAGGGGTAGCCATCAGAGGGCTCCTAAAATTGAGGGAGGAGCCGAGCGGCCGGGAGCAGCCGCCCGGTCAGGATCAGTTGTCGGACTGCGTGGCGAAGAACGAGGTGATGCAACCCCAATCGGCGTTCGTGCCGGCAGCGACGCCGGTCGAGGAGGCCGAGTTGCGCTGCTTGACCACTTTACCCACGCCGTAGCAGCACTCCACGCCGCGGCCCTTCAGGAAGCCGTAATCGTCGTCCGAGCGGGTGGTCGGAGCCGGGAGCTGGCCGACCGCGTAGCCGATGGCGCTGCGGCCAACGGTGACGGCGCCGTAGACGTTCGCACCAGCCGTACCTGCGCCCGTGAAGCGGAACAGCGGCCCCATCTCGGGGATCTCGCGATACAGCATGCCCTTGAGCTGCAGATCGCCGTCCTGGAAGAGCGGGTTCTTGTCCATGCCGTTGCCTTCGCGAGCGCGGGCGTTGGAGTTGGCGTTGAGCATCGCCGGATCGTTCGACAGATCGTTGAACAGCGGCGAAGGCAGGAAGGTCACGAAATACTCGCGACCGCCGTCCACGCGGACCGGCTTGATGTGCGGGTCGGCGCCCTTGGCGATGCGCTTGACGCGGTTCATGGCCGCGACAGAGCAGAGGTCGTTGGTCGTATCGACGTTCGCGAGCGAGGCCGCGAAGTTGCCGGCCACGAGGGTGTTCGCGCCGTTGCCGAACTGAACGCGATCGGCGTTGCCGGTGAGCCAAGCGTTGAGCTGGGCAGCAGAGGCTGAGGCAAACGGAATGCCCTGGACGTTGCCGATGAGCGCGGGGGTCGAGCCGGCGACGTTGATCGAGGCGATGGCCTTGATGATATCGTCGCGGAGCTTGGTGGCGGCCCACTCGGTCAGGAGCGGACGGACGGTCTCCAGCTGGTCGGCGGCGCTCTTGCGCATCTCCTTCTTGTTCAGAAGGATGGCGTGGCGCGCCCAATCGATGGTCAGCTTGTAGCCGTACTGGTCCAAGCCCTCTTCGTTGCCGACGAGAGTGTTGGCGCCGACCTGGCCCTGCCCGGAGAGGCGGCCA